GCTTGATTAGAAGAATCAATTTGAGCTAATAGTCCATCTCCTGAAACTACAGAAGAAGCTTGTGTACCAGAAGTACCAAGAGAACTTGCAGTTGGAGCAGTAGCATAAGAACCTACAGCATTAGTAATAGAAGTTCTTCCATACCATCTTTGTAGTTCTTGTTGATACATAAACTCGTCCATCATGATTTGCTCTTGTGTGAAGTACCATAATTTTGAACCATTGTTCTCAATCCAAGTTACATCAGTAAGACCTTTACCAGTAATAGAACACTTTTTACGCATTGTAGTTAAGTAGTTTCTATGAGTGGAAGGTAATACAGTGCTTTCACCTACATCAGCACCGTCAGACCCATTAGGGAATGCAGAACCAATAGAAGCAATAATAGCGCCATCAGCAACATCAGCTTCTACTAAAGCATTAGCAGTACCATCTACCATTTCAAATTTTACAATTCTATCAGTAGATGCTCCTGAACCTGAATCATTAGCTCTAGGATCTTCAATTACAAGTGCAGTTCCTCCAGATTGGAATCTTACCATATCCCACTTGTTTAAAAAGTCTGGGGTTGTACCAGAAGCTGTTCCATCAATAAGTACTGAGAAAACATCACCATCAGCATCAGCAGCATCAAGAACAACTCCAGTTGTAGATGTTGGTGAACTAGTCCAAGCAGTATCAGCAGACACTCCTAAGAATGCTCCAGTAGAATATGATGGAGCATTGTATCTACCTAACACTTTCCATTCAAAAGAATTATCTCCTAAAACTTGTTCTTTAGCGTAGCGACCTGTACGCTCTAACAAATAAGTCGCAGAATAACGAGGATACTGCTTTACTAGAGTTCTTGCGATCTCTGGGTATTGCATAAGTGCAGTATTCAAGGCATTCTCGGCAGTGGTACTACTTCCGTAAGTACCAGTATAAATTGAAGCCATTTTTTAAATTTTTTTAAATTAATTAAACATTTTTACTATTTGCTCAATTAACTTTCAACCTTAAGCAGACATTGTCTTACTTCTATAGACCTACTCGCTCATGAACGCTTTTGGATCAAACTCACCTGACTTCACCTTGAAGTTAGATTTGCTTTTTCCTGAGTTAAGGTTTGGAGAGACTATACTGTCCATTACAGCGGCTTTGCCGTCTTCTAAACCTTGAGAACGAAGAATCTTTTCAATCTGCTTACGATAGAGCATAAACATAGCAACATCAGCAACATTGGCGTGATCTGCATATATTTCTTTCATCATATCGCCTGTAGCATATCTATAGACTTCTTCTTTCTGTTTTTTTGTTACTTTCCCACCCATGAACTCATTCATGTCTTTGATCTGTGTCTTTAATTCTTTCTTTGCGTTCTCTGCTTGTTGTTTCCTTTGTTGTGTTGCTTGTTGAACTTGTTGTTTAGCTTGAGTGGTTTGTTGGTCAATAGCATTATTAATTACCCTTCTAATACTTTTAGCCTTCATCTTCATCATTCCAGAATCTTCTAATTTATCTAAAGACTCTTCAATTTCTGAATCCTCAATACCATCAGCTTTTAATTCTTCAGCTACTAAATCTCTATCTGAGAAATTCAAATAAGATCTAAGCTCTGTTGTTTGGTCATTAGCTGGAGCTTGTTGTTGCTGTGCTTGTTGCTGCAAAGCATTTAATGCTTGAACAAATTGATCTTTAGACTCTATTTCAATTCCAAGCTCTTGTCCAACCTTAGCCCAATTTAAAGATTCTTGAGTGGTAGGAGCTTCTTCCGTTGACTCTTCAGTTCCTTCCCAATTATACTCTTCTTCTTTTTCTTTTTCTTCTTCTCCTGTTTTAGAATCCCATGACCATTTGTCATCTGCAGCTTCTTCTTCTGTGGATTCTTCTTTTGTAGACTCAACTTCTTCAGTGTCTTTTGTTCCTTCTACTTCTTTTGTTTCTTCTTCACTATAAACATCTTCTGTAAATGCTAAAGGATTAAATTTATTCTCAACCCCTTCAAGAGATGTAGTTTCGCTACTTTCTACAACCTCCTCTACTAATTTTGATTCTTCTGCCATTTTATTTTAATTTAGTTAATACTCCCAGTTTGCAAATATACAAAATATTTATTATATTTTCTGCGCAGCTTTTTTCAAGCTATCAGAACTTGTGGTTGATCCAGATGTTCTAGATCTTTCCTCTCCTTCTTTTTTGTCCTCTCTATCTAATTCAGATTCTCTATTTTTTCTTTCAATATAATAATCAGCTGCCTTTTTATCCATTTCATTTCTTTCTTTAGTATCATGTAAATCTCTATCAACATCAGCCTGTATCTTAGCAACTTCCAATCTTGATTCGGCTGCAATTTGAGCAACTTGTAACTTAGCTTCATTATCCATTTGTTTAAGTTGTGCTTCAGCTTGGAACTTAGCCTGCTCTGCTTCTGCAGCAGCTTGTTGTGCTTGCGCTTGTTCTACCATAGACTCTTGTTGTTGTTTCTGCATTTCAGTCATAGCCTGCTCTAATACTTTTTCAGCTTCAGTCATTGTATCAGCTCTTAAAACTTTAATAACACCTAACATATCAATACCTCCTGATTGTAGTGCGGCTTGTGCTAATTGCTGTACAACTTGTTTCATAGAATCATCTTTTCCACTATCACCTACATATAAACCAAAATCTTGTAGAGCAATATCTGGCATTACATTTAAAAACTTATAAGCACCATCACCTAATATCATTCCAGCTTTTTTACCACCAGCCCAAGAAACTTTCATTAAATTACATAATCTCTCCAACACCCTTTGTTTAGCTTCTCCGTGAGAATAAAACCAGCTCTCTGTAATAGTAGCAGATTGTACTACACTCCTTTGAACATTACCTACATACTCATATTCACCTACAGCCCCTTCTCTTTGTCTAGTAACTCCAGAAATATTTCCAGCCATTTCTTCTAACATTACCTTTAGATTAATAAGCTGTTGAACAGATTGAGATAAAGTAAAATCAATTTGTTGGAACTGATTAAAACTACTCATTTGATTACCTTCGTCTTTAGAGTTAATAGGTATAATACCATCTGTCTTTAAGTGATACAATACTTGCTGTATATCCATACCAACATTAGTGGGTAATTGAGATACATCATACACTACAGCCTTACCACCTGAACGAGCCATAGCAAGTTCTATTTGATAAACAACAATATTATAAAGCATTTGAATATTGTCAAGTAAGTCTACAAGAGATGCTGTTGCGCCAGTAGTATTACCTTTTACACATCCAGTATAAGATAGTGGAGTTTTCCCTGGATCATCAATACTTCTAACTTGATTATCTCTTCTTCTTGCATTCACTAATATCTTACCTCCAATTAAAGTGGCTTCCCAAATATCATCCACCCATTTAGTTTCAATTTTTTCTCCTTTTCTTTTTCTATACGTATCTTTTACCATTTTTCTAAATGGTCTAGAAGGATCATATTTATTATCAGATAGTTTAAATTTAATAGCACGTAAAGATTTCCATTCAGCACTAATTACACGAATCCTTGCCTCGCTACCATGAGCAACATCCACCCACTCAAATCCACTATTATAATTATTTAAGTCTCCACCTAAATATAAATTTCTCATTTTATCAAGCTCTAATAAATCATCTGTAGATAAGCTATCTTTATATTCATCATTAATTTCATTAATAGACAGCCATCTTTCTTCACCCACCCACGAAGCATCGTCTAAATAATCTGAATGAAAGGAATCATCAAATACTATATTTCTAGGATCTATTCTTCTAGCATAAGGATCTCCATTTTGTATATTAACTTTATAAAATTCTTTACCAGTTATAAGTAAATCTCTAAAACCTTCTTAAAATACATCTTTAATATTATATCTATTAGTTACATACTCTAATCCGTCCTGAGCTGTTTCTTCTATCATTTCACGATAGTTATATTTCATATAAGTTTCAATATCTTCAGGAATAGGCATTCCTTGTCCTTCTGCCAATACATCAATATTCATTTCTTCTTGCATCTGCTCATGAAATTCTCCTAAAAGCTCTCTCATCATTAAACCAACTTTATGATCATGTTTTCTAATAACAGCAGCCTTATTAACTGTTGTTACTTTCATATCAATAGGTCTTCTTAATTCTTCACCAATTAACAAATCAATTTTTGGAGCTATAATAGGATAGTTAACTAATCTAGCTGGATAGGTGAGTCCATACTGTTCTGTTATATACTTATAATCTCCTTGGCTTAATACGCCATTATATATTTGATAGTTTCTAATGTCCTTTACTCTTGTAGAGTGATAAGAACCTCCTTCTGATCCCATATAACTAGTTACAGCATTCAAAACTTGCCTGCACCAATCTTGTGTTTTTTCTTTTTCAGAAACTACCATTGAAGGCATTGATTTGTATCTATTTTCCATAATCTTAATTTATTTGTGTTGGAACACCATCGTATCCCATTTTATAATATTTGAACCCTATATCTTTTATTTCTTCTTCTCTTGCGCTAGCTTGCATCCTATAATTATCTATATTATGAATTAAACAAAGACCAAATGCCATAGCGCGGTCAGTATTTTGCAATCCATAATTAGCAAGCTCATCTATTAGGTCTAAGAACCATATATCTTGAGCGCTCTCTCTTAAATAATCATCTATCAAATCTTCCAATAGCGCCTTCACTTGCTTATTCATGTGCACACCATATCTATTTCTAGTCTTTGTTCCAGGGTTGTGTGCAGACTCTGGTTTTTCTTTTAAATACTTTAAGGCATTCATTCTCTTAAAGTAATCTAAAATACCTATCTTTGTATATTCTACTAACATTTTTGAGTTGTAATATACTGCAAGTTTTAAACAGCCATCCCAAAAATCTTCTTTTTTATCAGGACGG